GAATTACCAATGTAAAAAGCTCCTTTCGGCAAAAAAGACCAAAAAAGATAGGTAGCTACTGAAATTACAGTGGCTACCCAAATTAATCTACCTATCATTTGGACGCGTCCCGATTAGACTTGTAGAATTAATTTCTTTTTCTTTAGTGAAAAAGTTTTTGCTTAGATACGCCAAAGCGGTTACTATGAATAACTTTAACTCAGGACTAACATTTAAAGAAGGGATAAATGTAGTTTGAGCCCAATCAAATGAAAAAGCAATAAATGCCACTAAAAACCCTTTAAATGCGTCTCTCCAATCTAATTGGAATAATTTACTTGTTTTCATATTTATTTATTTTAGTTTGTTGATTATGGGTAAACTTCTATTTTAATTACTGCTGATGACAATATTCCATCAGTAAGTGTTTCAGATGAATTTTTACTAGAGATCTGCAAAACACTTGTAGATCCGAATACCCATTGAAGTCTTGTTATTGGATTTCCTGTGCCGTTGGGCATGTCTATATTAGCAACAGATTTGTTGACGGTAAAGGCACCAGATAAAGTGCCAAAGTAAACCCCTGTTGAGTTTCTAGTCCAAACAACCGTTCCGACTAGAGTATTGTCTAAAACTATTGCCGTTGGTGCGGAAGTTCCAGATTGCGAAATTAAAGCTGTATATTTTAACGGAATGGAAGCCCCTTTAATTGATCCGGTAATATAAATATCTCTATACTGAAGTGATGCAGTTCCTAAGTCTGTTGTGCCGTTAGCCATCGGAAACATTGAATTTACGCCAGCAGCATTTTGAATCTTAATGACTGAGTTAAGATTTAAATTAGTTGTGGCAGCGTCTGATTTTATAGTTGCCCAGTCTGAATTGTCAGCTTTATAAAGCCTGATTTCATTACCAGAGTCAACGGCTATATTCCCGCTCACCTGTAACTTGCCTAAATTTGCGGAGTTGTTGCCTATGCCTATATTCCCAGTACTTCTTTTTATAAAAAGGCAATCTGATAAAAAAGATCCCGTATCGTCTCTCGACGACAAGACAAAGTCATATCCTATATTTGACCCTGTCTCAGAGTTTTTTCCTAGCATTACCCATCTGCCTACTTGGGATGTATTTTTAAAAATAAAAGAATCTGAATTAGCTGCTGAATTGCTAGAGTAAACAGATGCAGACCACGCATATAGATTGCTTCCTGAGTTTCCATTATGCCAGATGCTAAAAGAATTTATTGTAGGTGGATTTGAAAAGTTTTTAGAGCCTGTTATTGTTTCTGTTCCCGCTTTATGAACAGCGTCCGCATCATTGGCTTTCAAATCAACAGCTGACTTCACCGCCCCGCTAGTCGGGTATGTCGTGGCAGAAGTTGTCAAAGTACCATTGTCTTTGTTTGCAATATTTTCTGGCGTATAGCCTAAAGCAGCAATAATAGCGGCACTTGTTAAAGCAGCACCACCTGAAGAAATTCCGCCAAATTTCTGAACATAAAATATTTCAGCAGTAGCCGAAGTTTGCAATGAAGTAGCCTCTTTTTTTGCCACGATATATGCTCTAGTTATACCGTTTAATGCAATGTTACTCTCGACATTAAATGCTCTAGTGCTAATCGCCGCTTTAGCTTCCGCAAAACTATCATAGTAGTTTTGTCCGTATTGCAGCCTAGTCAAGCCTGTTTGAAACATAGTTACAGTCTGAATACTATATTTGTTGTTCGGAATGGTTGTCAGCACATTGTTTAAATCGTAAACAGTCGGATCTATTACTGTTACGTCACTGCCTTCTGACCCATTTTGAGTCCTATATCTAAACGTCAAAGCCGTCCCTGCACCTTGCGACATTTCGTGCGGTCTTGTCCAATCGTTTACAAAATTAACCCCTTTTTTAAATATAGTTCCCGCCGATTTGTCCAACGATAAATTCGCTCCATTGGCTGAATACACGTTTCCTGTTAAATTCAGTGCGCCTACATAGTCCATTAAATCATGGAGTTGATTTGTAGATGCATTTACAGGATCCGAAATATTATTAGCGACATTTATTGTCGTTAAATTCGAGTGAATTACCGCGCCTAATGAAATTAAACTACGTCTTTGAGAAGTCGTAAATGGCGTTGCACTTTCAACTATTGTACCAGATGCATTTACAGCTATGTAGGTAATATTACCCGTGTTTAAATAAGTCGGAACTTTCCCCGTAATTCCAGAAAAATTAACTTGTACAACCGTTGGATTATCAGGGTTCGTAAAATCTGCGACTATACCAACGCCAGAGGCTACATTATACTTAGTGGGATCTGCATTGATTGAAATTAAACCATTTCGCACTAATCCCGTGGATAAGTAGGCTTTCTTTGTAATATCGGTTAAAACGGTTAAGTTTTTCGCAATGGTTCCATCAGTTCCAACTACCCCAAGATATACAGGACTTACGACTGTTTGCGAATTTGTTATTTTCAAAGCTTCAAATTCTGTCTCTGTCCCGTTGCTTACTTGCCCTATAGATAAAAAAGGCAACAGTAATAATAATAAAAGTGTTTTTTTCATTTGTTTAGATTATTGATATTCAATGTAAATGTAATTATTTAAAACGGTAGTTTTTGTTATCGTAACTACGTCTCCTGTTTGACTCCATCGATTTGGCAATGATGCGTTGTTAGCCGTTGTTTTGTATTGCAATGCTCCATTTATATATACCTTTAAACATACCGCCCCATTTACAGGGAGGTTAAAGGTCTGTTGACCTGTAGCAAAATCAACCGTTACTCCAATTATTCCATCATACACAAAAATAGGTATTGCGTTTGGAGAACTAGGTTTATTTTTAATATAACTATCCTGAGTATCATCGCTTTGATTCCAGTCAGACTGTACATTTACTTCTGCTACTGCCGCAATGCCTGCTAATTTAGCTTTCTCAGCTGCTGTAAAATTGCTTTCAGACAAATCTTTTCCTGCGACAACTTCAACTTTTTTTGCATTAAGTTCCGCAAAATTAGCATTTGCCTTTTCTTGTGAATTTCTGAGCGTATCGCCTAAATTATCGTTAGGAGTTGAAACGTTTATATTTTGGATTACTGCCATGGAAAGTCGGTTTGAATGTTAATAGTTTCGTCTACCAACTCAGGGATGTTTTTATCGCTTACATATTCTTTAAAATTTGACTCTACATTAGATACTAACTTGGTGTACTTCAAAGATAGTGTTTCCGTTTCCGTTTCACTTAACGATGTTGTATTTTCTCCTGCGACTTTATGTAACCCATTTTCAGTAATTTTATATCCTCCAAAATCTACGAATAAAGACGATGTATAATAAGATAAAAAATCTTTTATGTACTCGGTGTAAATTATAAGATACTCTCCTGATAGATTATTAGGAGTAAATATAGGGGCGACATAATCTAAAGAATAATCGTCATATATCTTTGTGTATAATTTAGCGCCTAAGAACGATTTTAAATGTGTAGTTTGAGCTATCCCGATAAATGGTTTAAGATTATCAACGTCAATATTCCCGTCTAAATTAGACGATGCTATCACATCGTACGGCTGTATCATTAGATTTATTTGACTCATATCTTTGTGTTGTTATCTAATTGTTCGCTTTCAAAATCTTTTACCCCTAATTTAATAGATGGATCAATAGCATTAAAAATATCTTGCAACTCAGGGATCAATATTTTTCTAGCAGGATTCACAACTCGTCTAAAAACTGATTTCGTACTAACCGAAATTTCGTCTGCATTACTTGAAAATCCTGTTTTTGAACCAGCCAGTAAAATAGAAGGATAGGAATGTGATATTAATATCTTACGTTCCGCCTCTTCTGTATAATTTACATACGTTGCGTTTACATTAGGAGGATCAATATTGTCAACTATTACGCTGTTTTCCGTACTTGCATTTACAGAAACGATTGTTCTCTGTCCATTTATACCGCTAAATTTATCTTTTATTTTAATTGCTAATGCGTCCCTTCCGTCTTGATCCAACCCACGCCCTCCAACCCAGTTAATCACTTTTTGCCCTGAAAAACCTGTAGATATATCGCTAAAAGAATGTTGAGCCATTAGCCCTTCATCTTGCGCCCATCTTAGCGCTGGGAACCAATCAGGTTTAGGAAATAAAGGCTCATTTGAAGGCCTTTGAATTATAAGCATATCAATGTCGCCTTCGGGTTTTGTTCCGTTAAATTTAGGGTAAAATTTAGGTTTGTATTTCCATATTTTACACCAATCATAAGAGTACCAGTACCCGTTTACAGCCATTTTTTCTTGGTCTACATTAAGTCCTGTTCTATCAATAGGAATATGATATATTTTTTGAGGCTTCCCGTTGTACCAAACTATTTGGGCTGCTGCGGATCCTTGCTTCTTATAATCTAAACAAATCAAACGCCAATCTTTGTCAGAAATATAAATACTAGGACTTTTTCCGCCTTCGGTTGTGTTTATTAATTCCTCGCCAGCAATTAAATTTGAAATGTCATTAATGCAAGCCGAGTTTGTTACGCTGTCGTCGTAAGCATCTCCAAACAATTTGTAATTTGCATTATTTATTCCGTTCAAAATATACTTTGTGCCTATTTGAATTTCCTTTATTGACGGCATATAAGCCGAAAAAGTCATTAAACTAGGACTTAATTGTACCTCTGTGTTACTTGTGTCGATGGCGTGTAATTTTGAATGTTAGTATTTTCTTTAACAATAATCATTTTACCCCTGTAAATTACAGATTGTAAATTATTATTAGTTATGTAGATTTCGTATTTATTCCCCGCTATAAAATCAGGGTTAGTGTTCGGTAACGTAAAAATCAATCTACCGTTAACTACCGACCAAATCAAAACATAATCAGTAGTTAATCCCGTAGATTCATTTCTTGCCGTAAAAACTAAAACATCCGATTGAACAGGGGCAATCCTTACAACTGCCCTAATTTCAAAAGGTGTATTTAATTCTAATACTTTCATTATGCATTGGCTACTAATCCAGTAGTATAAGCGGATTTTCCACCCGTTGCCAATGTGTACATGAATGCAGGTTCAAATGTGTTTAAGGTAAATAAAAACCCTTGAGCGTCTGTACTTTCTACTATGGTAATAATTTCTCCACCATTTACTGAGCCCGCAACAGTTGCAGACCCGTCATTGTGTTCAAAGAATACATTAAATACTCCGTCCAATAGAGCTTGTGCGTCCGCTACATTTTTTACTCTGTCGCAATAAAGTAAAGCGAATGTTCCTACTCCCGCTTTATTCCCTGTCATAGTAACAGGATCTTTTGTAGCCGTTTCGATAAAGTTATCCGCTGTGTTTTTTACCTCGAAACGGTAAATTGCTGGAGGTGTAGTCATTGAAGCTGGCAAAGTTACCACTCCGTTAGCTGTATTTTGAATGATATTTGCACCATCCCACAATGAAAATGAAATCGCTTTATATCCTTTGGGCTTTGCGTACCCTGTTTTTTTTCTTGATGCTGTTAATGTTGATCCACAAGCCATAATTTTATTTTTTAAATGTTAGTTTGCTTTTACGTAAAGGATTACTTTACATACATAAGATGGAGCTGTCGATGTTAAATATACGTTGTCGACTTCTTGTGGGAAGTAATTTGTATTTAAATCGTAAAGCTCCGCATAAGTAGTTACAGTTGCAGTTGCTAAAAAATCAGCGGCAACAATATCTACGATTTGTTTATTTAATCCAATAGTTGCATTTGCAATTATATTGGCTAATGTCGTCGCTGCTGTTCCATTTTCTACCGTTGCTTTTAATACATTTAAAGTTAAAACGTATCTATATTGCCAATCAGTAAAAGTTGCGACAATTGGGTCAACATATCCGGCAGGTTTTTTTACCGCTGGTAAGTTATTTATTGTCCCTAAATTTGATATTGCCATAATATTTTTAATTTAAAATCCCCCTCTGTTGTAGAGAGGGATTTGTTATTTAGATTCGTTTTAGATTAACCTCCGTAAAGAGTGATGTATCTTTGATTTGTTACCCAAGTTGCAAAAGCTTGAACATTTTTATACCATCTCGCTTGTGCACCGTTAGCCACTTGCCCCGTTTCAAGGCTGGACATATCAGAAGTTAAATCCATTAAGATTTTTAAATACTTAGGATTACACGCTACCATAAAGCCAATCAAAGGAACAAATTTAACTGTAACACCGTTGTAAGAACAACTTTCGTTCGCTCCAATTCCTTCAAACAAAAAGTTTTGATTAGACGCTGCACCTACTGAGTTGTTAGCAATTTTCATTAATTGTCTGTGTCCTAGTGGCGCAAAGATTACCGCTTCTTGTCCTGCAATTTTATTATCTAAAACTTTACTCGGAATAGTTCCGTAAAGTTTACCATATTCAGCCGCAATTGTAGCCGAAGTGATCGCTGCTATTGTCAATACTTTTTGATAGTCGCCTAATCCAGCACCTGGTACTGTTTTTGCTTGAGAATAGTTATAAAGAATTGTAGCTGGCAAAGAGTTAGACAATGTTACTGGCATTGCCGCAACTAATGTCTGAGCGCCAGCCGAAATAGATCCTTGTGGAGCTGCTGGAGTTAATGCCGCAATAGCCACTTTTTGAGCAGTTGTAGCCCCGTTCCAAACTAAGTTTTCCATTCCTTCACCGATCGCTGGCGTAATGTCAACTAAAATTGCGTTGTCATACTCTGAGGAAACAAGATTAAAAGCCCCAGCCGCCATTGAACGCTCGAAACGAGTGTCTAACAACGTACTTTCGTCAATTTGGTCTGCTACCATGATACGGTCTAATGATACTGGTGTTTTATTGACTTTAGAATCAATATTTCCAGAAGCTGTTACAGCTGCTGTTGTAGCTGCTGAAAATGTAACCGCTACTTTGCTCTCATAGACATCTGCTCCTGATTTGTGCCCGTCTTGAATATCGATAATTCCCTCTCTAAAGGTTGCGGAATCTTGATATAATTCTCTTTGAATTTCTGCTAATTCGCTCTGTGCGAGTTTAGTCCCTGTAAATGTTACTGCCATATCTTTTTATTTTTTGTTTTCTCGGTTATACTTCATTTTTTGAAAATTATTCATTTTTTCGTAAGGGATTGCGTCATCTTTTGGAATAGCAGGAATTTTTTTAAGCTCCATTAATTCAGAAGTCAATTTCAAAACCTCAGCATCTTTTGCGTCAAAATCAGATTTTAATTTTACCGTGTCTGTTTCTGCTGCTAATTGCGTCTCTCCTGCTTTTGTAATTTTAGCTTTTAAATCTGCATTTTCAGTTTCTAGCTCCAAAATCTTAGCTTCTAAATCTGCTACTTTAGTATCTGCCCCGCCACCATCTTCTACAGGCTCTATTTCTGAAATAGCCCCCATTTCGTCAGTTTTGTATCTATTCCCTTCGTACTCAAATTCTGCATTAGGCATTGGGTTACCGTCTTTATCGGTAACTATCGCACCAAGTTCTAAAGATGCGCCGTAAAAACCACTGCCGTAATCGGTCATATCAGCGAATTTAAATAGCTCTTTAAATTTCTCAAATGCGAGTAAAATTAAATTTGGTTTAGTCATATCTTCTTTTTTTAAAATTATAATTTCTTCTTCTACCGGCAATAAATTAGCCTCAATTGACAAGCCCGTTATTTTTCCTATCTTAATATCTTGCCAAACTTCGTCATTATCGACTTTGTAACCTTTCATTAAAGTACCTACAGGCAATTCAAAGCCTAATTTAAAAGCTTTATCTTGTTTTTCGTCTTCAATTATCCAATTTTCAAAACAATAAACACCTGTAATATCGGTGTCTGCATCGTGATTAAGATTAATTTTTTGGTCGTAACCATTTTTGCAACCTTCTTGATGTAGCTTTAAAATAGTTTCGGCAGTAAAAAACACATTTGCTGGCTCTCCGTTTATATTTTTTCTAAAAATATCTAAGTCAGGAATCAAAGCAGGTGCGTAAATAATACGTTTTTCCTCGTTTTGAAATACAAAATCTAGTTTTTCCTTAGCAAAATGAAGCAATGTCGATTGTATAGCTGGCTCGTCAACAAAGGAAACTTTTAAAAGTCCTTTAGAATCTTGCCCCGTTTCTATTTTGTATCTTTTCATATAGGTATAATGCAAAAAAGGACTACTCGCAATTAAGCAAGTAGTCCTTTGGATGTGTAATTTTTCTCCTTTGTTATCACAACAATAGATTTATTTAATTAAATAAGCTTTTCAGCGCAATGAGAAATTTAACCGAGTATGCCTTAAACGGACTTATTTAAAGCAAATATAGTAAATTATTTATTACCCTATACTATTTTGAGAAACTAATTTTGCATCCTTCGCCTGCTGGTCTGTCATATCGCTACTTACTACAAAAGCTTTTATTACAGGCTGTTGATTTTGCACCCCGTTTATCGATGTTGCTATTTGGTTCTCGCTACTCGATTGAAACGACGTTTGCGGTGCTGCACTTACGCCAGTCGGAACTGTAGGACTGCTTGGTGCGCTAATTGACCCACCGCCACCCACGGCTTGCAATGCCTTTTGAGTACCAGAAATTATGGAGGCCGTTGACATTGCGCCTACCGCAACGTCTAAGGCAATAGGAGCAATATTAGCTGGAAATCCTAGCTTTAAATCAGAAGATATAGCCGTGGCTGTATTTGCTATCGTTTTCCCCAAATTGATACCGCCTTCCGCAATAATAGCGGCTTTTTGAATAGCTTTGTTTTTTCCTGCCAATGCAGCAACTCCCCTAGCTAGAGCTTCCCCGTTCTGTAACATTCTGTCTTTAGACTCTTTTTGTAGATTGTCTTTAGCGTCCGAAATTTTTTTATTCTCTTCACTTATTTTAATTGATTTATCTGCGTCAGCTGCAAAAGAAGCATTTTCCTCCTCTGCTCTCTTTTCTTTATCTAGTCTTTCAATTTCAGATAATTTAGCCAAATGGGAGGTGTATAAGTCTTGAGTTTGCAAATTATTTGCTTCTAAAACAACTTTCTTTTCCTCGTATTCCCTTTGCTCTTTTTCTGATGGACTTTCTTTTTCTTTTGCCAGTTCATCAAGAATTTTAATCGCTTCGCGTGCCAAGTTCATTTCATTTGCTAGTTTTTCGTCTGCAATTCTTTTTTCTTCTGCTAGTTCTTCATCTGCAATTCTTTTTTCTTCTGCTAATTTATTATCATTGATTTTTTTTGATACTGCATCTGCTTTTTCTTTATTTTCTATTTGAATTTTTCTCGCCTCGTCGCCTCTGCTATATTCAATTGCCGCAAGTTGTCTATTTAACTCAGCCGCTAACGCCGCTTGGTTTGCTCCGTCTTCTTTTATCGCATTGTTGTACTCGTCTTTAGCCGCTATTTTTTGTTTTGTAAACTCATCAAGTTGAGACCCGTGCTCTGCTAAAAATTTCTTGTTCAAAGCCAATGAAGCATCTGCATTGCTTTTCATTCTGCTTATCGCTCTGTCAGCCTCTGAGGTAACGCCTATGAAATCTGTAACCGCCTCAACTATTGACATAATGCCCTTGCCTACCCCTGCTAGTGAGGGGAATAAATTAGTGGCGACTTTAGAAATCTTGTCGAAATTCTGAACTATAGCGACCAATCCAACTACTAACAACCCTATACCAGTAGCGGCAATAGCGAATTTCAACGCTTTAAATCCCGTTGTTGTTGTTGTTACTGATCCAGTGAATAAGTTTTGAACTATTGCTGCAGCTCCAGTTGCTGCCGTATTGGCTTTTTGAATTATCGTAGACGATGAAATTGCCGTTTTTAAAATCGCCCATTGATCCGCTACATTAGACAAGTTACTAATAGCATCTGAGAATGCCATTGCAGCCTGCACTTTTAATAGTTGTTTCTGAGTGTCTTCACTTTCCCCACCAAATAAAGCCATTCCAGCAGTAACACCCTGCAATCCTGTTCCTGCCACTTGTGTTGCAGCTCCTAACGCTTTAAATTTTTGGTCAGGATTGTAAGAATCTACTAAATCATTTTGAAAGCCTATTTCGTCGCTTATTTCCGCAACTGCCCTTGCTGCTTTGATAGCTTCTTGCGATGTTGCGCCATACTGAGCAGATAGTTTTTGCTGCTCTTCCCTTGCTTCTCTTAATTGAGTTTTTAAAGTCTTGTAAGCGGTGTCTTGCTGCTCAACCGCTTGCGTCTGTTCCTCTGTAGCTGTTACCGTTGCATCAATTGACTCACGAAGGCCGTCAGTTTCTTTTCTCGCTGCGTTGGCATTCGTACTGAAATCAATTACAACCTTTTCTTTACTCGTTTCGTCTGCCATTATTAGTAATTTAATAAATTCATATTCGCTTTTCCTGTTGTCAGATCAATTTGAGAGTCAATAATAGAGAATCTTTGTTCTTGTATAACTATGTCGTTCTGCAATCTAAAACCATTAGGTATATTTGACTGACCCTGTCCTGTAGTTGCATAATTTAAAACCAATTCACTTGCGGGTAATTGCAATTTAAACGACTGCTGTAACACATTTGGATTTAAAAGCCGTTCTGTTTGCCCTTTGTAAAAGTCAAAATATAACGACCTTTGCAGGCTTCCTTCTATTAAGCTAAAACCTAAACTAAAACCGTTAGGGTGAACTGGCGAGGTCTTAACGTAAGTGCCTAATGACTTCGCGATTAAAGCTCCGTAATTATTAGTGCCTTGAACAGCTATGTTTTTTTCAACTCCCAAGGCTCTTAATTGTCCCCCAAAAAATATCGTTAATTCGTCAAGGTTGGGCTTAAACCTAGCCTCGCCTGTTTCTAAAAATGTAGGTGACTCTGAATTAAATCCATAAGACGTAAATTCTCCTTGAGTATCTGGAATAGATACCGTTGGCAAGATAGAAAATTGCGTTTCAACTTTAAACTCGTTTAAATCGCTTATTGGTTTAATAGATGGGTATGTAGTTTGTCCAAATTCGAAACCTGTACTATTAAAAAAATCTACATTTGATTTATATTTTGAAGTTTTATGTTTAAAATTATAGTAGTTGTAATCTGACGCTATCTTTTTTTGCACTGATTCAGAAACTATGTACGGTGTATAGTCTACTTCTTTTTTCGAATAGTTTTTATTGTCTGCAAATAAATCTTGTGGCGTTAACCAAAACAATTTATCATCGTTTGGGGATGCGTCAAAAATTGAAATGTTAAATATTTTAAAAAATGAAATTAAAAAGTCTGAACATTTTATTTTAGGTAAAAAACCTTCAGCTTTTATGTTTGTTGATTCTAATGACGCATTAGGGTAGTTTGATTTATATTGTTTATAATATGCTACTGCTCTTTGTGGTCCGTTTGGATTATTGTAAAAAACATTCTCTGTAACTAAACTTGAATTACTCCATGTTGACGGTGATTTAGTTTCTATTTTTATTTTAAAATCTATAACTTTGTCTAATCCTGACGGGATGTTTATAACCGTGTCATTTATTTTAAAACTAGCAGTAACTACACCTCCAATCGATTGAGAAGTGACAGAAGGGGCTATTTCCGTTCCGTTAGATTTTACTAATGTAATTATAACATCGTCGCTGCCTTCCTTAAGTTTCACAAAACTATTTAAATATATTTTTATATCTATAAAATCATAAAACTTGTCGCTACTAGGTATTCTTTTTAAAATGAAGTCTATTCCATTTGTTGACGAAATAAAGTACTTGTTATCTATAGCATTAGGTGCGTGTAGACCGTTACTCTCGTCTACATTGTACCTAGATACCGCTGACAACGGCTCTATTTTTAAATACGTTATAGGCGATGTGTTGGTTTCTGTTTGAGAAGCGTTACACATTACAAACAAATCTTTATAATGAGTTTCGTTATCTAGTGGCATTTCTACGTCTAGCAAATATTTCGTGCGTATAGCGTCTATAATCGATTTAAAAGATATAGCCATAGATAGCTCACTAGTCTTAAGGCATTTATTTGATATTGGATTAATTCCGTTAAAAAACTTAACATTATCTAAGCGTGTTGAATTTACATCTGCGTTTACAGCAAAAACTCTACTATTTGAAATCAAAGGCACGTAGTACCTAATTCCGCTAGGCGATACTTTTACGGATTTTAACATTTCATAAACTCCGTTAGGAGTCCAGCTTTCTTGTATATCAATAGGTAAGCTGCTGATTAAATCATCCCCCATACGGGATTGAATCGATAACATAGTGGTTGTGAAGTTACCCACTAACGATTTAACTTTGCCGAACTCTTCTCTTATTTCGGTTAGTTTTAATTTTCCTGTTTGGCTTAAAATCCCATTACTGTAAATCTTGCACGGGAATATACTGTCAGTTTTTACCTTGTATATTTTAGTATTCCCAACAAAACCGAAAATCCGTTGATTGTTTAAAGTACCCGGTAAATTAAAAGACAAGCTATAAGGAGAGAATATCTTTGACAACTCAGTAGTATCTTTTAGTACATACTTCATGTTAATAGACTCATTTTTAGACAAATCTACCTTATTAAAGATCTGTCCGTCAATGGAAATATACACTTCAGTTTGAATATTCATGCTATCTTAAATTATTTATACGCCCCGCTGTACTGTCGAACTGCAAATCATAATTAATTTTTGCCTTGTCATTTCTTCTTGTCTTTTTAACGAATGTTTTTGTCTCACAAGTTACTGGTATTTGTCGAAAAGTAGAGTAAAACCCTAAATCCTCAGCTGTTATAGTGTCGTTGTCAACTGTGTAAAGCGTGCTATCAACCGTTACCGTAGTACTATCAACTGTCAGCCCTTGCTGAACCACCGTAAAAACTTCTCCTGTAAATTCTAATAAATAAACCAAAGGAGACAATATAACTTCTTCTATCTGATCTGTCATGCTTTCATGCAAATCCCCGCTATTTAGCGTGTAAGATTGTTCCGTTTGGTCTATTTGTTTTTGTTTAGAGTGTACAACATTGTTGTTTATTCCGTTTGGATCACGGTACAATCTAGGCGTTGTCTCTGAATCTATCTTAATAGACTTTACCGCCTTGCCGTATGGCGTGAAATAGTCCCAAAGTCCTAGCCTGTTCAAATAAACTACTAAATACTTATCCCCTAATTGACATTTTGTAATCGTTGGGTTGTATGCAATTGACGAAATTATATTTTCGCTCGTACAAGTTCCTAATGTTTTTGCGAAATCAAATGAACGTCTAAAATATTTAATTTCTTCCGTATAATTTCTGTTGTAATTTATCGGGACTAATCCTAAATAAGGCTGTTTGACAGAAGCTCCTGAAACATTCCCAACTTGCTCGTAATCTAAACGCCATCCTCTAGTGGCAAAATTAGTAACGCTTTCAATTGCTGTTTCAGTATTTGACGTGTTTGTAATTTGATATTTGTATTGAAAAAAAACACCTTCTCCTGCGATACTTGGAGCTTCATCGCCTGCAGTCCAAGCAAATTTAGTTCCGTTAATGTAGCTTGCTACAACTTCGGAAATTTGAATGTTAATATACTTATCTGTTGAACTTACCTTGTCAACTGGAAACGTATAGCTAGCCAATGAAGGCGGTGCGTTTAAATTTCCTGTCCAAATATATAATTCACAAACAACACTTTTTATAGTCGTGCCATTTGCTAAGTTGGTAAATCGTAAATTAATAGGCGAGCCAGTTAAGTATATTTGATCTTCTGTTGTTATTGTTGTTGGTGTTACTGCCATTGTTTACTTTCTAAATGGATATAAAATACTTTCTGTTAAATCTTTTTTTATAACTTCAATTCCTTCTGGTAACAATTCTTTTATAGCAATCAACAAAGCGTCGGTTTCTCCTGTTTTCTCCCCCGCTGGTCTAACATCTTTACCGTATAAGTTTTGAAAGAATGTTAATCTAGTGTCAGGCTTAACTGCGTAATTAATTGAATTTTTTAATGAGCCAGTAAGCACACGAGTCGTTTTTCTAGTTTGCTTATAAATATTTTCTCCTAATATTTCAAGATTCGCTTTTATTATCTTGTCGCTCGATATCTGCTGCTTCGTTCTGCGTTTTGCCATTAGTAAAGCTTTTTAAGAAATTCTTTATACCATTTATTCCAAGTGATTTTCTTGTTGTTGATTTTGTCGCTTTTGTTTCAACTGCCGACCGTCCTGAGCTTGTTTTTCTGACTACTTGATATGGATTTCCATTGTCGTCTACCCATATTAAATTGTAAGCCGTGTCTATTGGCCACATAGCCTCTATATTTTCTTTTAAATCTGAATTATCCCCAAATTGTCCGTAAAACACTTCCGTAAACGTGAACACTCCCTGCAAGTTAATTACATAAGATATAGATCTTTTCAAACGTCCCGTGTCAATACGAGCCGTATTCTTTGATTTTTCAACTATTGAACGTGCAATCGTTCTTAATTCTGAATTACTCAGCATGGCAAAAACCAGTATTAGGAATCTCAATGGTTACATCAAATCTAAAGCCGTCAAGGTTTGCGCCTCCGTAACCTATAACTGTTTCTAAAATTGATAATGACTGAATATTTACGTTGTCTAATTCCATTCTACGAATATAGTTAATGAAATTCGTACAAATAGAATCGCACTCGTTTAGATTATCAATACAGTTTTCGTCTTCCATTAATTTACTAGGCTTTACAACTTTTCGATTGTCTCGTTGCTGCAATACCGTAATAGCGAAATCATACGTAGCTATCTCGTCAATACTTAAATCCTTTTCATTAAAGAAAATATCAACTAAAGGATATATATTTTCTTTTTTAGAATCTATTACACCGTCAAAACGCAATGCGATAGTATTGACTAATGCATCCTGTTGAAACCTATTGATAATGTAGTTAGTTACTGTTGATAGCATATATTTTTATTCAATTTGTTCACACCATTTTTTACGCAAAAGGAAAGTAACCCAGTAAAAGAAATCATTTAAACTCATTTCTAAAACCTCATTAGGCTTGTAATGAAGTACCGTACACATTAAATAAATCAGCTCGGCAGTCGAATAGTCTTCGGCAAATTCCTTTCTGTATTCGTCTCCTACTGTTGCGTTTTTTATTTTCGTTGTGCTTGGCGGTGGCGGTGGGTTATAAATCCATTCCGCTTCCGTTTTAATTGTCTCAACCTCTTTAATATAATTAGCAACAGCCTCAACTATTTCATTTTCATTAGGTTTTCTACCCAACAAAAGTAATAAAAATTTGTCCGCTATCTTATCTCTTTCTGATAAATCTATTGACTCATCATTTATTTCCCTAAACCAATGATCTAAATCTATAAAATCGCCTACTCTTTTTTCAATTATGTTATACATAAGCTTGTATTATCATTGTGCGTTTCCATCTCGTGATAGCGTATTCCGTCGATACCATGATTATACTTATCAATCGGTTTGTTTGTCTTGTCATTTGTCCTTCTATCTTTAGCCCAAGTGTATTTCTGAAACTCATTTATTATATTAACAGATTTCTTAGTGATAAGATAGTTACACTCTTGCATGATTTGTATCCCATAATTAATAGAATCAACCCCCTTTCTTACTGGCCAAGCATTAATACCTAAGTCTTGAAGTTCTGCAATCGATTTAGGTTCTGCACTATCGCAATAACATGGAAGTAACGTATCTATGCGCTCTGCTATTTGTTTATTGCTTAACCCTAAGTTATAGCATATCTCGTTTAAAATCCTTTTGTCGTTCCATTTCCATACCTCTGTTATAGCCGTTGGATCGTTGGAGTAGCCAAAATCTAGTCCGTAACCTAGTAATCTAGCATCTGACGGAATAGAATCGATTATCTCCCAATTGTCGAACACAACACCGTCCAAATTTCCTACCATTCCCAAGCCGTACACACGCCACTTGTTCGACCAGTAAGAACTTTTAATATTTTCAACTTTAAACAATAACTCGAAAGGCAAGTTAGGATTATGAAATCCTTTTGTTTTATAATCTAAAATAGAATCTACCTCGCTTTGAGGTAAGAACTCGTTGTCCTCAAATGTTAATGTAATAAAATTGTTTTCGTTTATATATTCGTCCCCCCAAAATAATGAATCAGGGTTGTAATCTATAATCGTTAATTTTGCCCTAGATATAAATTGAACCGCTGTGTCAATGTCCATTTTATCGGCTTCATTGATATAGACAATGTCCCTTCTAAAACCTTTTCCGATGTCTCCAGCGTCTGCACCTAAGAAATCAATATAGCTTTCGTTCGGTAGCTCGTGCTTTGATTCCGACCTATTAAAGTCATCACGCCCTAACATCCCCCAATCTTTAGCTATCTTTTTGTAATCTCTAATAACTGTACGTTTCATTTTTGAGAGCTCGGAACTAACTACAGAAATTTCCTTAGTACTTGCCTTTAGTGACTGCAGCAATAATTCAATAATAGATACAGTTTTACTAGCTCCTTGACCCCCACGAATAACAAAAACCGTTTCTTTCGGATTGTCCATTATAAGATCAAGTATCTTATAATACGCTTTTGAATATTTGTATTTATTATCTGTCTCCAATGTCAGGAATGTTTGAAGTGTTTAAAGAGCCTTCAAGCGTTGTTTTTGTATTCTCTGCTAGATTGTTTAACCTTTGAGTAATTGACGGATTGTACATGCCTAAAAGGCCTCCTGTGATCTGGTTGGATCGTATCTCTTCTTTTATATGTGAACAGATAGTACAGAAGTTGTCGTACATGTTATCTGTATTTAAAAAGTAATGTCTAATAACTCCAAAGTTTTTATAACAAAAAACGCTAAACCCCTCCATGGTGTATGGCAATTTAAATGCGTCCTCCATTCTTTGCCCTTCTTTACCTACGTATTGAATTTTTACCCATTCTAAAGCCTCAACTTTTAAATTTTCTTTATAAAGATTCCACGCCTGTTCTAGTTCGTCAGGCGTTCTAAATATTCTAGTTGGGTGTATGTTTCCGTTTTTAGCCATAACCCCAAAATTACAAAAATAAAAAACCCCTTGCAAATTTTATTTTGTTCGGGGTAAATTAAATTCAACTGCTGAGACATTTATTAATTCAAAATAACAACGCTTTTCACTCGTTTGTCTCTTTTTTGCTCGTGTTAATTTTTTAATTTAAACAGATTATTGATTCTAAATAAACTACTCTATACCCTTCATCATCGAGTATATATTTTATCCATTGCGTTTTCATAATTTAAAATTCATTAGGCGTTAATTTTTTCCCTCCGTATAATTTCCAAGAAATCCAATTGTATAATTTTATCATGTTGTCAAGGTTTTGTTTCATTGTTTACAAGGCGTTACTAAGGTTAGTTTCGGTTAGCAGATAGTTAGCAGGCATTATCCCGAGAGTATCGAGATTTAAGATATTCGAAAAAAGTCATATCTGAATCTAATGACAAATAATGCTGATAACGATTTTTAGAAGCGTGATTTTTGGGTTTTGTCGGTTTATAATTGAAAGTTTCCAAATATTCAAGTTTCCAAGTTGGGTGACAAGGCAAAGAATTCAACTTTTTATCATCATAAAAAGTAACTCCAATATAGTTTCCTTTATCTTCTGTGATAACTCCTTTTCTTCCGTCAAGTAAAACCTCTCTGAACATTTCAGCAGGCACTTTATAATAATTTTTGATATATTCGAAATCCATAATTAAGAAATTTTAGTGGTTAAAATAACGCCTGCTAACATATGCTATGAGCAATTTGCAGACGTTCAGTTTTTTAGATCATGATCTCGGTGGCAAACTGCACATAGAATCCGCCG